ACAAAAACGCAGGTGGAACTCGCTAAGCGGTTGGGACTGACAAATGAGCAGTACGCCCGTGCAGTTGCGGCAGAAATGAGGAAATGAAAATGGCTAAAACAGAACTTGACAACCGCGAGCCTCGTGCTCTGCAAATGCGTGACTCTACCGAGCGTCCAAAAAAATGGATGCCACCCCAGCTTTTGCCTGATCCGACACCGGAGCCGGGTTACGCTTACCGCTGGATTCGGATTGCCACGCTTGGCAAGGATGATGCCATGAACATTTCCGGCAAATGGCGAGAGGGCTGGGAACCCGTTAAGGCATCAGATCACCCAGAGATTCGCTTGTTCAGTGGTGGCAAAAACCATTACGAGGACAGCATCGAGGTTGGTGGCTTGTTGCTTTGCAAAACACCTGTGGAGTTTACTGAGCAGCGGAATGCGTATTACGCCCAACAGGCAGAAGCGCAAATGCAATCAGTGGACAACACCTACATGCGTGAAAATGATCCTCGTATGCCGCTTTTTAAAGAGCGGAGCACGAAGGTTACTTTCGGCAAAGGCACTTAACTTTTTTGGAGTCTCAAAATGACTTATCCCGCTGTTACAGCACCATACGGCCTTCAGCCTGTCAATCGTATTGACGGCATGGCTTATGCTGGTGCAATCCGTCAGATTCCCGTAGCTGCTGGCTTCGGCACCGCCATTTTTGATGGCGATACCGTGGTCATCAACAGCGACGGTTTTCTTGTTAAATCCACCACAACCGACTCCGGCAACATTGTTGGCGTGTGTCTCGGCGGACAGTACGTAAACTCGAGCGGCCAAACCGTTCAAGGTCAGTTCATCCCCGCTTTGGCATCTACTGCAAGCAACCTTGCTTTGGCTTACGTTGTTGATGACCCAATGGCTTTGTTCAAGGTTGCTGTTGTGACCTCTGGTACAACTATGGGCACCGCTGGTCGTACTGTTGTTGGCTCGAACCTCCCATTGGTTCTGAACGCCGGCAGCACCACCACTGGTAACTCTGCCTTTGCCGTCACTTTGACTGGCGCTGGCACAACTGCCACCATCCCTGTGCGCGTAATCGACGTGGTTCCTGAAACCGCTACTGGTGCTGACGCATTCCGTGAACTGTTGGTGAAAATCAACACTCACCAATACAACAACACCACTGGTGTCTAAGGAGTAAATCATGGCTATTTCACGCGCACAACTGCTGAAAGAACTCCTCCCCGGCTTGAACGCTTTGTTCGGTTTGGAGTACGCTAAATACGGCGAGCAGCACAAGGAAATCTACGAGACCGAAACTTCTGAGCGTAGCTTTGAAGAAGAAGTTAAGTTGTCCGGCTTCTCCGCAGCTCCTGTCAAAAACGAAGGCGCAGCCATCGCTTATGACAATGCTCAGGAAGCTTTCACCGCTCGCTACACCCACGAGACCATCGCTTTGGGCTTCTCCATCACTGAAGAAGCTATCGAAGACAACCTGTATGACAGCTTGTCCAGCCGATACACCAAAGCTCTGGCCCGTGGTATGGCTTACACCAAGCAGGTTAAAGCTGCTGCAATCCTGAACACCGGTTTCACCGGCCCCACCTATGGTGACGGCGTGACCTTGTTCTCGACTGCACACCCACTGATCTCTGGTGGCGTCAACAGCAACCGTCCTGCCACAGCAGCCGACTTGAACGAGACTTCGTTGGAAAACGCCGTCATTCAAATCGCAGCTTGGACAGACGAACGTGGCCTGTTGATCGCAGCTAAGCCAAAGAAGCTGGTGGTTCCTCCATCGCTGCAATTCGTTGCAACTCGCTTGTTGGAAACTGAGCTCCGCGTTGGCACTGCCGACAACGACATCAACGCCATCAAGAACAACGGTTCCATCCCCGGTGGTTACACAGTCAACAACTTCTTGACTGACACCAACGCTTGGTTCCTGTTGACTGATGTGCCTAACGGTCTGAAGCACTTCGTCCGCTCGCCTTTGGCGAACTCTATGGACGGCGACTTCGACACCGGCAACGTGCGTTACAAGGCCCGTGAGCGTTACAGCTTCGGCGTCTCTGACCCACTGGGCGTGTTCGGTTCTCCCGGCGCTTAATCCTTCGGGATTATTTGAAAAGGCCCCTTGTGGGGCCTTTTCTTTTGCTGTATATTTTGTTTAAACCCGGACTATCCGGCGTATCTGACGGCTCCGGGCCGACGTCATGCAGACAGATACGCCTTAACCGCATGAGGAAATTATCATGGCTCAGACTACTTTCCAAGGCCCAGTCCGTTCTTTGGCTGGCTTCTATACCCAAGGCCCCGCTTCCGTGGTGAACTTGGCTAACGGCACCAACACAGTGACTCTGGATGTCGCCTCTTACGCTGGCAAGACTATCCGTACCAATGACGCTACATTGGTTATCACGCTGCCCACCATCAACACATCAGCCAACTCTGTGACTTCTGGCCCCGGCCAAGACCCCAACACAGCGAACAACGTGGGCACCAGCTACACGTTCGTGATTGAGACTGCTGCTACTGCGTGGGCCTTGAAAACTGACGGCACCGACAAATTTGTTGGCTCCATGATCATGGTTGACACCGATAGCTCCGGCGCAGTGACGGCTTTTGCCCCTAGCGCAACCAATGATGTTATCAACTTGGACGGCTCGACCACTGGCGGCATTGCTGGCTCAACCATCACTGTTACCGTGTTGGCTGCCAACAAGTACATGGTCACTGGCGTGCTGTTGGCCTCTGGCTCTGTTGTCACGCCTTTTGCTGACGCTTAATCAACTCAGGGGCTCCGGCCCCTGTTTTACAGGAGATTGATTATGGCAATGCAAGGCGATGTATCGTCAACGCACCGGAACTCAACCGGCACAGTTTATGCCGGTCGAACACGGGTTAAAGGTTTTTCAATTTGCGCAGTAGCCAGTCAAACTGGCACTTTGCTTTTGAGAAACGGCGGAGCTTCTGGACCAGTGTTGATTGAGATTGACATTCCGTCTAACTCAAACCCCAACTCGTTTTATGTGGCAATTCCGCAGCAAGGCGTTTTGTTTACAACAGACGTCTATGCCACAATCACCAACATTGCATCAGTGACGGTGTTTTATGGCTGAAGAGACACGCCCAATGGATGTTGCAGGTCGCAAATTGATGATTGCGATCCCTGCCTACGACGGCAAGTTGAACATCAAGACTTCGTTTGCCTTGGCCGATTTAGTGGTCAAAGCTTCGCAGTTTGGTGTTCAAGTGCAACTGTCGCATCTGTCGGGCTGCTCTCTGATCACCAAGGCCAGAAACGTTCTGGTCGCAAACTTTCTAGAGTCGGACTGCACGGACTTTTTGTTCGTCGATGCCGACATCGTGGTGGACGCAGAGTCTGTGCTTCGCCTGTTGGCGCTGAGCACCGGCAAGGACATCACAGCCGGGATGTACACCCGCCGCGCAGAAGATCGCAAGTTCTTCTTGGACATCTATATTGACGAAGCCAACACGCTTGAGTTTGACCAGCACGGCATGCTGCGGGTCGAGAACGTGGCTACAGGCTTCATGATGATTCAGCGCCATGTGCTGGAGAAGATGGTCGCCTCGCACCCCGAGTGGACGTACTTCAACGACTTCTACAATCGCAACGAGAGCGCCTTGTTTGACTTTGAGTTGCACAATGGGCAGTACGTTGGCGAGGACTACACCTTCTGCAAACGCGCACGCGCAGATGGTTTCACGGTCTTTGTTGACCCAGAGATCACCTTGCCGCACGTTGGTTCTCAAGAGTACCACCGCAGCTTCAAAGAGTCCGTGTTGATGCCGCTGATCGAGCAGCACTGCACACCCAAACTGAAAGTCGTCAATGGCTAAGAAGACCCCATCACTTGCAGTCGGTCGTGGCGAGAAGTTGCCCGTCTCCAAGGGAGCTGGGTTGACAGCTAAGGGCCGCGCCGTGTACAACAAAGCGACCGGCAGCAACCTCAAAGCCCCCCAACCCCAAGGCGGTAAGCGCAAGGACTCGTTCTGCGCTCGCATGTCAGGTATGCCCGGTCCAATGAAAGACGAAAAAGGCAAGCCGACCCGTAAGGCGGCTGCTCTTGCAAGATGGAAGTGCTAAATCATGGAATTGCCAGTCTGGAATACCATCCTGTCGTTTGCTTCGGCTGCATTGCTATTTTGGGTGAAGGTCTCACATGATGAGGTCAAGCGCCTGAGCATCTTGTTGAGCAAGACTCGCGAAGAAAACGCCGAGAAGTTTGTGGCCAAGATGGACATGCACAACGACATGAACCGGGTCATTCAGCGTCTTGACCGTCTTGATGCGAAGCTTGATGAGTTTATGAAGGAGCAGCGTAGTGCCCTCAACTAGCAAGAAGCAGCACAATTTCATGGCGGCGGTGGCAAACAACCCCGCATTTGCCAAGAAAGTAGGCGTCCCACAGTCCGTGGGCAAAGAGTTCTCCAACGCGGACAAGGGCCGCAAATTTTCAAAAGGTGGCGATATGAAACATTCAGACGTGAAAATGGACAAGGCGATGATCAACAAGGCAGTCGGCAAACATGCGGCAATGCCAGCCTCCAAGGCGCACAAGGGCTTGAAGGCTGGCGGCTCTGTTGGCACCACAAAGATGGGCGCAGTCAAGACTGCCGCCCCAAGCCGTGACGGCATTGCATCCAAGGGTAAGACCAAGGGCACAATGGTCAAAATGGCACGCGGCGGCAAAGCCTGCTAAGGAGTTGATATGAGTCCAGCAGAAAAAGAAGCCCGCCAGATGATGGCGGACAAGAAGGCTGCCGAGGCCGCCGAAAAGGCGTACAACGCAGCCAGCAAGACGCCCCCAGCATCAGCGCCAACGGTCCGAAAGGCCAAGGGTGGTAGTGTCACTCGCGCCGACGGTTGCGTGACCAAGGGTCACACCAAAGGCACGACGGTCAAGATGGCCTACGGCGGCAAGGCTTGCTGATATGAGGGCCAGTCGCGGTATGGGGGATATCGCCCCCTCAAAAATGCCCAAAGGTGTGCGTAAAGCTCGCCGGGATGACACCGACTTCACCGAGTACGCCGAGGGCGGAAAGGTGGGGTTGTACGCAAACATCAATGCCAAGCGCAAGCGTATTGCTGCTGGTTCTGGTGAGAAAATGCGTAAGGTTGGCAGCGCGGGTGCTCCGACTGCGCAGGCATTCATCCAATCGGCCAAGACTGCGAAGAAGTAAATCATGACCACATCAGGCACCACAGCGTTCAACATGGACTTAACAGAGCTTGTTGAAGAATGCTACGAGAGATGCGGGTCCGAACTCCGAACAGGCTACGACCTGCGCACGGCGGGCCGATCTTTGAACCTGATGTTCGCCCAGTGGGCAAACCGTGGTCTGAACATGTTCACGTATGAGCAGGGGTCGATTAACCTGATCCCCGGCCAAGCGACATACAACCTTCCCGCTGACACCGTGGACCTTCTGGAGCATGTGATCCGCACGGGCGCTGGGAGCCAATCAACGCAGGCAGACTTGACCATCACCCGGATCAGCGTCTCGACCTATGCCACGATCCCCAACAAGCTGCAGCAAGCTCGTCCAATTCAGGTTTGGATCGAGCGCCTGACCACTGCTCCACGCATCACCGTGTGGCCTGTACCCGACAACTCGCAGCCCTATGTGTTCGTGTACTGGCGTTTGCGCCGCATGCAAGACGCTGGCACAGGCGTAAACACAATGGACATGCCATTTCGTTTCTACGAAGCCATGACGGCTGGACTGGCTTACCACCTTGCATTGAAGATTCCCGGCGCAATGGAGCGACTGCCGATTCTGAAAGAACAGTACGATTCGGCGTGGGAACTGGCTTCAAGTGAAGATAGAGAAAAAGCTGCTGTAAGACTCGTCCCCCGTGCAATGCGAATTGGGGGTGGCTCATGATTTTAGTTTCTTTAAAAGAAGCCAAAGAAGCGGGTTTTACCAGATACTTCACTGGGGAGCCCTGCGGTCATGGTCACATCTCTGAGAGGCTTGTAAGCAATCGGTCGTGCGTTGAGTGTTCGCGAATTAAGATTGCCAAATATCGCATTGAAAACCGCGATGCTCTTTTGGAGAAAAAAAATATTGCGCAAAAGTTGTACGCCAAAAAAAATCCAGAAAAAATAGTGGCCACTCGAAAAGCCACAATGGCCAAACACCGCGAGGCGCGAAATGCCGAGAAATCCGCATGGGCTCGTAAAAACGCAGGCCGGGTGCTGGCGTGGACCAGACAAAGGCAGTTGGCTAAGATTCAAAGAACGCCCGTTTGGCTGACAGAGGATGATTGCTGGATGATTGAGCAGGCGTACGAGCTGGCACAACTTAGAACGCGGCTGTTTGGTTTTCCTTGGCACGTAGATCACAAGTTTCCCCTAAGGGGCAAAACAGTTTCAGGACTTCATGTGCCGACAAACTTGCAAGTTATACCCGGCTCGGAAAACTCCCGCAAAGGCAACCGAATGGAGGTTGCATAATGTCAAACCGGTTTGCAGCGGGTCACAGAGCGATTGCCATGTGCGACCGCTGTGGTCAGCAATTCAAACTCAAGCAGCTCCGCACAGAAATCATCAAGCAGCGCAAGTATGAGTTGTTGGTGTGCCCTGAGTGTTGGGACCCGGATCAGCCGCAGTTGATGCTTGGCACGTTTCCAATAGATGACCCGCAGGCGCTCAGGAACCCACGCAGAGATACAACCTACGTGACGTCTGGTTTGAACGACGATGGCAACTTGTCTGGCGGCTCAAGGGATATTCAGTGGGGCTGGGCTCCCGTAGGCGGGGCCAGCTTTTTTGATGTGGCACTGACGCCAAATTACTTGGTGGCAACCGCGTTTGTTGGTACAGTCTCGGTATCGTAAAGGAAACAACATGGCTAAATTCAGTCAAAAAATGATGGGCAAAGAAGTTGGTCAAGCCAGCGTCTACGCCGGACCCCACACCATGAAGGGCAAGGCTGTCAAAGCATCCAGCAGCCCCGGCAAGGAGCCAAACCGCAGTAATGCTGACACGGTCAATATGAGCGTTGGCGGCATCAGCAACAGGCTCGACGGCATGGTAACCAAGACCAGCGGCATTAAAATCCGTGGTACTGGTTGCGCTACAAAAGGCACAATGGCTCGAGGCCCGATGGCATAAGACATGCGACACGGTTCCGTCTACATTGCCACCAACAAGCATACTGGAGATCAGTATGTTGGGCAGACGCGCAAGTCTGTGCAAAAAAGATGGGATTCCCATTGGAGGACCGCAACATGCAGCACATCCCGCAAAGCAAAATTTCAGGCAGCTCTTCTTGAGTTTGGGAAAGATGCGTTTTACGTAAGAGAGGTGTTTGTTGCTTTTGACTCAGACGCCCTAAATGCCGCTGAAATTTCTTTGATTGCCGACATCCAACCGGCTTACAACGCATCTCGCGGAGGCAGGGGTTTGCGTCCGGTTGTTGTATCTGAAGAAACAAAACGCAAACGATCTGAAGCCGCCAAACTGCGCTGGTCAAATCCAGAGTGGAGGGCCAAAACCGTTGAGTCAATTAAGTTGGCGGCTCAAACTCCAGAGGCTGTTGCACGCGGCAGGGCGCTTCGGGCCTATAAAGGCATTGAAAAAAGATGGGTTGGACATGTTAAAAAAGAACGTCCTCAGTCCGATAGGTCGGGGGCGTTGCGAAAATCTTGGGAAGACCCGAGCGTTCGGAAAAAAAGAATTGAAAGCTTGAAGAAGGCTTTGTCCAAGCCGGATGCCCGCGCCCGCCGATCAGCGGCGTCAACGGGAAGAAAATTTACCCGCGAAGCGATTGAAAAATCAGCTCGCGCAAAATGGAAGCCTTTATACTGTCCAGAACTTCAAACAACATTTTTATGCGGCAAGTATGCGGCTGAATATTTGGGAGTTTTGCATACTAGCGTATCCAATGCCGTGAAGCAGAAAGGCAAGCTGTTGAGAAAGTACAGCTTGGAAATGGTGGCTTAAATCGACTACAACAGCCTCGTGACTGCCGTACAAAACTATTGCGAAAACGTTTTCGCAAAGGTGGATATTGACACGTTCATCCGCCAAGCCGAGCAGCGCATCTTTAACGTTGCTCAGCCAGCGAACCAGCGCAAGAACGTGACCGGATCGTTGTCTGCTGGCAACAAGTACCTGAACTGTCCTGCGGATTTTTTCTCCGTCTACAGTTTGGCTATTTATCCAGTTGCTGGTGGCGCGTATGAGTATTTGCTGGACAAGGATGTGAACTTCATCCGTCAGGCATACCCCAACCCCGCCACCACTGGCAAGCCCAAGCATTACGCCATCTTTGGTCCGGTATCGACCAATCAGGATGAGTTGACTTTTATTGTCGGCCCAACGCCTGACATTATGTACAACGCCGAGTTGCACTACTACGCATACCCAGAATCA